GGTTGTGGTCGTAGTCCTACAGGAGACTGTATCGGCTGGCACGGATTAAGCGAAGAAGTATTTCGTGAAAAATTAGCCGTGTGGGAATTAGAAGACTATAAGCGCAGAGCACAAGAACTTTGGAATGATAGTTGCACCAGTGGAAGATCAGAATAATATCTACGTCCATTGGGACGGGCAATCAGGTTTTTGGTGGAATGAAACTTGCGCCATGGTGCTCGAAGTATTTGGCCTACCTGGCGGAAGATACGAAAGTCATCCACAACACGACTACATGAAATTTACATTCAAATCAAAAAAGGATGCTGACTTATGTCGGATACTATTATCGGAAAGATTACAGCCGCAGTCGCTTTAATAGCGGCTGTGCTTATTCTTATTTTTACCGATTACGGTAGTCAAACTCGCATCTATGATTGCGGGATGGCAGAATGGCATCCTGATATCCCTAATACAGTCAGGGAAGAATGCCGTAGATTACGATATGAACAACAACATATTGATAAGAAAAGTATACGCACTTAGTTGACAAAAACCTAAATAAACTATATTATATTACATAGACATCCTCGTCTATAACTCGGAGAAATAATGTCAGAAAAAAATTTAGCACAAGCGATTCGCGAAAAGATGGTCCTAGACGGAAAAAGATTCTGGGCAGGAGATAACATCAGCGAATACATCGAATCTGATCTAGTCAAAGAACAACTAATCAAAGAAGCAACTGAGGCATTTGAAAGTGTTTTAGACAAACTTCTTATTGACAGAGAGACAGATCCTAACTCGCACGGTACAGCGAAACGATTAGCAAAAATGTACTTTAACGAAATAATGGCAGGAAGATATGAACCAGCACCAGATGCAACAGCGTTTCCTAACGATAGCGAAGATCGTTATGAGGGTATGTTGGTGGTTAGGAGTGAGCTTCGTAGTATGTGTAGTCATCATCATCAGCCTGTTTCTGGTGTTGCCTACATCGGAATCATCGCCGCCCAAAAACTCATTGGGCTGTCAAAATACACACGAATCGCGCAATGGTGCGCTCGTCGTGGTACCTTACAGGAAGAATTGTGTAACGACATAGCCAGAGAAATTGAAAAGGCCACTGGCGCAAGTGATATTGGCGTTTATATTCAGGCAGTTCATGGATGCTGTGAGAATCGTGGCATTATGGCACATAGTTCATTAACTCAAACTACTGTACTTAAAGGTGCGTTCAAAGACGATGCTGGTACAAAGAAAGAGTTCTTTGATAACATTAAACTACAACAGGAGTTTGCACCAAGATGAATTCAGTAGACATGGCGACTAATTTAATTAATAGAGCAAAAAATCTACACAAGTATATTGTAGAGACAGATGTTCCCGAAGATTTTCGATTTAACGGAACTGTTCCGTTTGATATACAAATCAAAGACAATGTTATCAGTGCAGAAGTATATGGTATCGATTTCAATGATGCTGTAAATATTCTTGATAAATGGTTGGAGACATGCAAATGAATTTTGTCGATAAATGGTTGTATGGAAAAGTCCGCGATATGTGGGATAATCGACACAAGTACGAAGAAGCAACTATGAAAGAAAGAGAGTATAAATTGGCAATCGGAACAGCACAAGCAATAGAACGCGGTCGTGCAGAAGGTGAAGGACGAATCACTTTCGAATTAAGCACCGCCGTCGGTGGTAAAATTTTAAATGTAAGACACTACGATGACCGTAAAGATAGACACGAAAGTCAAACTTATGTGATTCCTAACGGAGAAGATATTGGCGAGCGTGTTGCTAAAATTATTAACTTAGAGATGTTCAAACAATGAAATTAGAGCAACCAGCAGAAGGAATTCTAAAACGCAGTGACTTTGGCGACACTAAGTTTTATCAAATTGTCTGCGGTTGCGGGCAAGAGTATCACGATCACAATGTAGAAGTTGAATCTAGTGAGACTGGTATTAATGTAAACATTTACGCAACTGCTAAAACTGATTATTGGTCTGAACTAGTTGAAAAAAGATACGATATTGATAGTCCGTATCTACAAGAGATTGATTGGTTTGTTAAAGATTTAATTAATGGGCTATGGACTCGTTTGAAAGTAACTTGGCAACTTTGGACAACTGGTGCAGTGACCGTTGAAACAACTATTTCTATGACTGAACAACAGGCACTGAATTATGCCGAAACATTGAAATCTGCAATTAAAGATGTTAAACTGTTTAGACAAGCAGGTAAAGAAAAATCAAGCGCCAGTAAACTGGCAGAACAAGGTGACTGTATATGAGCAAATTAAAAATTGCAGAATTATTTTATAGTATTCAAGGCGAAGGACGTTACATGGGTGTACCGTCTGTTTTCTTGAGAACATTTGGTTGTAACTTTAAATGTGCTGGCTTTGGATTACCAAAAGGTGAACTAAGTACAGAAGTTGAAGATATTGCAATCCAACATGAACGAACCCCATATAAAAAATATGAAGAACTTCCTTTGGTATCTACGGGCTGTGATAGTTATGCTAGTTGGGATCCTCGCTTTAAGGATCTTAGTCCAATGCTCACTTCAGACGCCATCGCAGACAGGATCGCAGAGATTCTACCCTTCAACGAATGGCGAGACGAACACTTGGTCATTACCGGAGGGGAACCTTTGCTTGGATGGCAACGAGCGTATCCAGACTTGCTCGACCATCCAAAAATGACAAACTTAAAAGAGATTACATTTGAAACGAATGGTACTCAAAAACTCACCGACGAGTTCAAGCAATATCTGCACACATGGAAATATCACAGCGATAAAGATTTTTGGCGAGAAGTTACATTTAGTGTTAGTGCTAAATTAAGTTGCTCCGGTGAAGAACGTCACGAAGCAATTCGTCCAGACGTAGTTTGTGAATACGAAGAATACGGTCATACATATCTTAAATTTGTAGTGGCCACAGAAGAAGATGCGGAGGAAGCAATTGAAACTGCTGACATTTATAGAGAAAATGGTTTTACCGGTCCTATATATCTTATGCCCGTGGGTGGCGTTGAAAGTGTCTATACTCTTAACAACAGGCGTGTAGCGGAACTAGCAATGAAAAACGGTTTACGCTACAGCGATAGATTACAAGTTCCACTCTTTAAAAATGAGTGGGGAACATAAATGGAAGATATAAAGTTATCCGATTTAATTTTTGTTGTTAGAAACGCATTAACAGAAGACCAATGCAATTCGTTAATTGACGAATACGAATTGCGTTCTGCCAGTGCGGTTCAAGAAAGTTGCATACACGCCGTAACTAATAAAATGACTACTTCTACTTTTAAAAGAGTAGAGTTAATTCCTGATACAGAAAACTTTTTAGTAGTACATAATCATACAAATAAAATTATCGAAGATTGGATAACATATCTAGAAGAGTTTAAAGCGTTTCACACTACAGCATTAAAAAAATCTTTAAGATTTTCCCACATGCACCGACTTATGAAATACGAAGTCGGCGAATGGATACATCCTCATGTGGATTGGGAGGAAATGATTCACGCCAGTTGTACTATTTCATTAAATGACGACTATGAAGGTGGCGAATTTACTTTTTGGAATGGCAGATACGAAGTTAAATTGAATAAAGGAGATGCTATGATTTTTCCAGCAGATCCTCTTTGGGTACACGAAGTTAAACCAATAACTAAAGGTGTTCGTTATAGTACAAATACTTTTATTCAATCGTTGCCACTAAATGAAAGAAATACAATGGGCAGTATTATTTGGGATATGGGGCAAAACGAAAACGCATTTTTTTATCCGCAATCGCGGGTATGGGGGAAACATGAAAGCAATTATTAAAAAATTATTTGGCATAGACAAATTAGAAGCAGAAAAAGAACGTCTAGAAAAAGAACGTGCAGAAGCACTTGCCCGTGCTGAAGAAGCAACAGCCAAAGAAGCAGTAGCCAAACGCGAAGAAGAATTGGCTAAAATGACTCCAAAAGACCGTGCTACAGCCAAAGGAGAACCTTGGGTCGCTGTTTTGGAGACACATGTCAATAAAGATAACTTAAAGAATGGTTTCTTCGAGATTGACTGGAACGATGAATTTGTAGTACAATTAAAACAAGCGGGTTATGGATTTGATGGCGATCCTGATGAAGAAATTGTGGATCGTTGGTTTAGAGAACTATGCAAAAATGTAGCCAGCGAAGAGGGCATCGATATGTCAGATAGAGGTGCTGGATTTATTAATGTTAAAAAGATTGCCGAAGGCAAGTCTGAGGTTTCATGACATATATTTTAGTAGATACTGCTAACACATTCTTTCGTGCTAGACACGTAATTAAGGGCGATGCTGACATTAAACTTGGCATGGCGTTTCACATCACTTTAAACAGTATCAAAAAGGCCTGGCAAGACTTTGGCGGTAGCCATGTAGTATTCTGCCTCGAAGGTCGCTCATGGCGCAAAGATTACTACGAACCGTACAAACGCAATCGTAGCGATGCTCGTGCGGCATTAACTGTCAAAGAACAAGAAGAGGATCAACTATTCTGGGAAAGTTTTGATAAGTTCAAAGAATTTATTATTGAAAAAACTAACTGTACTGTACTACAGCACGGCGAACTAGAAGCAGATGACTTAATTGCTGGGTGGATTCAGAGTCATCCAGAAGACAAGCACGTGATTATCTCAACAGACAGCGATTTTGTACAGTTAATTGCGCCCAACGTGAGTCAGTATAACGGTGTTCAAGAACATCATATTACACACGAAGGTATCTTTGACAAGAAAGGTAAACTTGTTATAGATAACAAAACTAAAGAACCTAAGGCAATTCCTGATCCAAAGTGGTTATTGTTTGAAAAATGTATTCGTGGAGATAGTAGCGATAACGTGTTTAGTGCATATCCTAAGGTGCGTGTAAACAAACTACAAGAAGCATTTAAAGACAGAGAAGCACAGGGATTCGCTTGGAACAATCTCATGTTGCAACGTTGGGTAGACCATAACGGAGTCGAACATCGTGTTAAAGATGACTACGAACGTAATAGACAGTTAATAGATTTAGCGGCACAACCTAGCGATATTAAAGAAAAAATCTTCGGTACCATTAAAGATAATATCGACAAAGAAAAGAATGTAAGCCAGGTCGGTATACGTCTTCTTAAGTTTTGTCAATTATATGATCTTAAAAAGATTTCAGATCAAGCACAGCAGTATGCCGAACCACTCAATGCGAGATATCATAAATGAAAATTTGCCAGTACGAAGATACTTGTGAAAACAAAACAGAAAATTGTTGGAGTCCTAATATGACAGAGATACACGCCAAACCCGTAGTCGATGGTAAGTTTTGGATAGTAGAAGAAAATGGCAATAAAGTAGGTGTATTAAAAATCACCGAACAAAAGAAATATATCTTTAGTTCTAAAAATGCTATTACTACATTCGATACAAAAAAGAAAATTGTAGAACGATTTGGTCCTGAATTTTTTATAAAGAAAACTTTAGAAAAGAAAGTTAAGTCCGAAGAAGATTTAGAAGTACACGGTTATCCAACTAGCACACTTCCATACAATCCGTTATTCGATGTTAAACGTCATTTACCGTTGTTTACAAAGAGTAATAAATCTAAAAGTGTTTACTGCGCCGGATATTATATTATTAAATTTGATAAAGGTTGGGTGCGTAGTTTCTGTCCTAAACTAATTACTATCGAACGTTATCCGTATGAAGGACCGTTTAAAACAGAAATAGAAATGAAACACAGGTTATCAAATGCAAGAAAATAAAATCAATACCGCGGTAATACAACAGGTGCTTCAAACCATTAAGGGTGCCGATTTAGGCAATCAAAGAGAAGTTAGATTCGACATGGCTACTGCTAAAAATCTTGCCTATACATTAGGTATGGTTATGACTAGACTAGCAGGTAACTATGAAGGTCTAATACAAGAATCTCGCAAGGACGATACTGTAGTTAAGGTCGAAATGGACGGAGGAAGTTGGGACCAAAAGATGTAATTTTTGGATAAATATATACGTATATTATTGAGGAACGTATATATGAGTCGCCCAAAGCCAACAGTTGTATTGGAAAAAATTAACAAGAAGACATTTAAAAGTGACCAAATTTTAGAAGCCGAGGCAATTTGGGCGGTATTCTATCAGGGTAAACCTTTTAACTTAAAAAGTCAAAATAGTCTTAGCGGTTATCCAGGAAGCAAATATAAAAAAGTTAGTTTTAGCAATCCTGGCCATGCACACAATTTGGCAAAGAAACTTAATACACTTTTCAATTCAACCGACTTTGCTGTTTACAAACTAACCACTGGCGAAGAACTTAAATGAACACCAAGCAGGCCTATACTAAGATTTTTATTAAAGAATCTGGAGAGGCTTTGAGCGAAGAAAATCTTAAAATTAAAACAAGATTGTGGTGGAAAAACAACAGAGCCAAAGAGCGTGAAAGTCTCAGACTAACAGACGAAGGCCTGCGTTACATAACTGAAGTTTTGGATATCAAAGTTTACGAAGTTCCGTTTCCACCTGATTTGGATTTAAAACCACAGGTACTATTATATTTGGACAAATTTTTGGACTGTCCATATCATCTTACAGAAGACTCAATTACAGTTTTGAGCGAGCGTAAAGCCATAGAACTACACTTATTTTCGGGCGATGTTCGAAAATATGGTTTGATTAAGGCTATGAAGCGCGAATTACCAAAAACCCACAAAACTTTTTAAAAATCACGTTGACATTCCTGCGGAGTGGCGTTATACTAATGATACTGCGAAATTAATTGCAATCATTTTTAACACAGGAGCATGTAATGGCAAAAGCAGAAGTAGTCAATCGTCAAGTTAGCCCGAACGGTGCAAAGAACGCTATTCGTAAGGCATTTAAGAAACAGCGTCCGTTGTTCCTTTGGGGTCCTCCGGGCATTGGTAAATCCGATATTATTCACCAAATTGGTGCAGAGATGGGTGCCCATGTCATTGACATTCGCCTAAGCCTTTGGGAACCTACAGATATCAAAGGTATTCCATATTTTGATACCAATTCAGGCACTATGGTTTGGGGTAGCCCAAGCGAACTACCCACCGAAGAACTTGCATCTAAATTCCCTAATGTAATTTTGTTCTTGGACGAAATGAACTCTGCGGCTCCTAGCGTACAAGCCGCCGCTTATCAACTTATTTTGAACCGTCGTGTGGGACAGTACAAACTGCCAGATAACGTTTTGATTGTTGCGGCTGGTAACCGCGAAGCAGACAAAGGTGTTACATATCGTATGCCAGCACCGTTGGCTAATCGTTTCGTTCACTTGGAAATGCGTGTAGACTTTGATGACTGGTCTTTGTGGGCTACTAACAACCGTGTACACAAAGATGTTGTCGGCTACGTTACTTTTGCCAAGAAAGACTTGTACGACTTCGATCCTAAGTCTTCAAGCCGTGCATTTGCAACACCCCGTTCTTGGAGTTTCGTTTCTGAGCTTTTAGAGGAAGATGACACAAACGATGAAACGCTGATGGATTTGATTTCCGGTGCAGTGGGTGAAGGTCTTGCTCTTAAGTTTATGGCACACCGAAAAGTGTCTAGCAAACTGCCTAAGCCAGAAGATATTTTGGCCGGTAAAGTTAAGAAATTAGATTCCAAAATTGAAATTTCTGCTATGTATTCTTTGACTGTGTCTATGTGCTACGAGTTGAAAGATGCAACCGAAAAGCAAGACAAGAAATTTGACGAGAAGGTTAATAACTTCTTCCGTTTTATGATGGATAATTTTGAAACTGAATTGGTTGTTATGGGCACCAAACTTGCACTTACCCAATATCAACTTCCGTTAGATCCAGACGAAATCGAGTGTTTCGATGAGTTCCACGAAAAGTTTGGTAAGTACATCGCGGCCGCTCAGGACAAGCGATAACCAAAATAGAGGTGCAGAGATGCACCTCTAACCTTGACAAAGTATAGAAGTGACTGTATAATATAAACATACAGTAAAGAAACGGAGCATAAATGTCACATTCACTAGATCCAATTATCGACAAGATTGTTGTAGCACGAGTTGGTTTGCTATTACGTCATCCATTTTTTGGCAATATGGCTACTCGCATGAAACTTGTCGATGCAAGCGATTGGTTGCCCACTGCCGCAACAGACTTCCGTAATTTTTACTTTAACAGAGAGTTCTTCGAAAAGATGACTCCTAGACAAGTTGAATTCGTTGTAGCACACGAAATTTTGCATTGTGTTTATGACCATATGATGCGTGTAGAAAGTCGCGATAAGAAAGTTTGGAATATTGCCGCTGACTATTGCGTAAACGGTTTGCTAAAACGCGAACGTATCGGAGACGATCCTCCAGTTAAATTTTTCTATGACCGCAAGTATGACGGTTGGAGTGCGGAACAAGTGTATGACGAAATCTATAGCAAATACGACGATGAACAATTAGCCGCACTTGGCGAACTGTTGGACGAACATTTGGATCCGGATAAAGACGGCGACGGCAAAGGTCCAAAATATAGTAAAGAAGAATTGAAAAAGATTCGCGACGAAATCAAAGAAGCAATGATTCAAGCCGCACAGGCCGCAGGCGCAGGTAATGTGCCTGGTGATATTGCTCGTATGATTAAGGAAATGACTGAACCAAAGATGAACTGGCGTGAACTGTTACGTCAGCAAATCCAGAGCACAATTAAAAACGACTTTAGTTGGGCTCGTCCAAGTCGCAAAGGTCAAATGACTGGCGCAATTTTGCCTGGTTGTAATTTTGATACTAGCATCGATATTTGTGTATCTTTGGATATGTCTGGTAGTATTACTGATGCTATGGGTTCAGACTTCCTAGGCGAAATTAAAGGCATTATGGAAGAGTTTAAAGACTTCAACATTAAAATCTGGTGCTTTGACACTAAGGTATATAATGAACAAGACTTTAACGGATATACTTCTGAAGAAATTGGCGAGTATGAATTAATGGGCGGTGGCGGCACTGACTTTGATTGTAACTGGGAATACATGAAAGAACATGACATTAACCCTAAGAAGTTTATCATGTTCACAGACGGTTATCCTTGGGACAGTTGGGGTGATGAAGATTACTGTGATACAATTTTTATTATTCACGGTAACGACACTATTGTTCCGCCATTTGGTACATACGCATACTACGAGTTTCCTGATAAGAAATAATGGCAAATAATGCTAAAATAAATCCACTTAATGTGTTAGGCTGTAGGGAGGTGCAGGATCCGCCTCCCTATTTCCATTACTACTATTTGGATCTAAAATATAATATTGTAGCATCCGTTAAGGATTGGATTTACGAAAATCTTAAACACCGATTTTATATTGGCGAGTGTTTAGTGTTAGAAAATAATCAATATCAAACCAAAATTAAAGTTGGTTTTGAAGAGCCAAAAGAAGCCAGTTTCTTTTTACTGGCGTGTTCACATTTAAAGTATCTAAATAATTAACTGCATATATAATAATACAAAGGAGTATAATTATGACCGAAAAAACCGAAACTCAAGAAGTAGCACAACAACCTGCGCCAGCAGAAGCGCAACAATCAGTAGACTTAAATGTTCAAGATTTAAACCTACTAAGAAGCATCATCGACCTTGCGGCACAGCGTGGTGCATTTAAACCTGGCGAAATGGCGGCCGTGGGCGGAGTTTATAACAAACTCAATGGATTTTTAGAGGGCGTTGCTAAACAAGGACAACAACAAAATGGTTAATTTAAAACACGTAGGACGCATTAAAGCAAACGGACGTAAAGTTATCGTTGCTTATAGAACACTACCCGGTGAAAGTGATGCCGCACTAGTTATCGATACTGCTAGTTTATCTGATGATCAACATGATTCTCTTATTAAATTAGTCGAAAGCCCAGCAGGACAAAGTGCATACGAATTTGCAGAAGCAATGGCTCGTACAAATTTCCCAGACGGTAGTATCATGCTTGCCAATTTGCATTTTAATAGCAAATTGCTTAAAGTTAAAACATCTGAAATTGAAATGATTCCAACGATGCAGTCGACTATTAGTTTAGATCAACTTAATCAAATCATTGCAGAGCAAAGAGGCATTAGTGTTAATGACTTAGCACTGGGCAATGGATCCCAAGCCACTGAAGTTGCTACTGTAAAAGACATTACAGAAACTACTAAGACAGATGTTGTAGCCGAAAGCCAAGTTGCAAAAATTAATGAGCAACCTTTATCTGACGAGGACCTAGCAAAGTCTTATCGAAGCCAAGCAGATCGTTTGAGCAAAGAAGCCGCTGAACTTCGTCGTCAAGCAGAAGCACTGGTACCGACTAAGAAGAAGGCTACTGCTGAAGCGTGAAGAAAAAATCTCTGCCAAAAGATGTTGTAGATCAATGGCCAGAGGTTTTTAGCGATGTAGATGTAAAAGCAATACCTATCCCATATTTGTATTCGATGAGAATCATCTTCAAAGATGGGAAGGTATGGGATATTAACATCGACGATCACGCTAGAAAAAACAGCATAGACGATCTTGAAGCACATCTTTCTGAACTAATCACAACCTATGAGGATTCTATTGAACATATAGACTTCAGGTTAGACGTTGAGCGTGTGAAGAAAGATGTAATGAAACAAACAAAGAGTTTTCTTAAAAAACCAAAAAAATAAATTATGATAGCGGCTTTATTTGCAGTAGATGATATAGGTGGTATGGGGTGGAAAGGGTCGTTACCGTGGCCTAGTAACAAGGACGATATGAAATGGTTTAAATCCGTTACACAAAATCAAGTCGTTGTTATGGGTCGTAAGACTTGGGAAAGTCCCGATATGCCTAGCCCATTACCTGGACGATTAAATGTTCTTTTTACTAACAAGTTTTTAGAACGTGAAGATATAGAACAAATTCGCGGCGATGCCTGCGAAGCATTAAAAAGTTTAAAACAGACAAATAGACGCAAAAACATATTTGTAATCGGTGGACCAAATTTACTATTACAAAGCAAACCAGTTTTAGATAAAGTTTACTTAACTAGAATACAAGGCGAATACTTAAACGATACTAGTATAGATTTAACAGAGTTCTTAGATGGTATGAAATTACATCAAACTGTTAACTTAGGAACCTGTATAGTAGAAGAATATCACAATGAAACAATATCACGAAGCACTAAAACAAATACTAGAAAACGGAAAGAACAAGACTGATAGGACGGGTGTAGGTACTCGTAGCGTGTTTGGTTATCAAATGCGTTTTAATCTGCAAGAAGGTTTTCCCGCAGTTACTACTAAGAAGCTCGCTTGGCGAGCAGTAGTTTCGGAACTTCTTTGGTTTTTAGAAGGTAGCGGCGACGAACGCCGTCTTGCAGAAATCCTACATGGCACAAGAGACTCCAGTAAAAATACTATTTGGACTGCTAATGCAGAAGCAGATTACTGGAAACCAAAAGCAAAGTTCGAAGGCGATCTAGGTCGGGTTTACGGAGTACAATGGCGTCATTGGCAACGACCTTTTCTAAACTCCGACATCGATCAACTTGAGAATTTAATCGAAGGGATTAAGAAAGATCCAGGTAGTCGTAGACATATTATGACTGCATGGAATCCCGGAGAGCTCGATCAAATGGCATTACCGCCATGTCATATATTAAGTCAATTTAATGTTACTGACGGGTATCTAAGTTGTCAACTATATCAACGTAGTTGCGATATGTTCTTAGGTGTACCATTTAACATTGCCAGTTACAGTTTACTTACACATATTATTGCTAGAGAGTGTAATTTAAAAGTAGGCGATTTTGTATGGACTGGGGGAGACTGTCACATCTACAATAATCATATTGACGCAGTCAATGAACAACTAGCCCGCACCCCAAAGCAATTACCAACATTGTTTATTACAGTAGGAAAAAAAATCGCCGACTATGTAGTCGACGATTTTATGTTGGAAAACTATAATCCAGATCCTGCTATTAAAGCAGATATGGCTGTTTAAAGAATTAAACACTCCACTATTTTAATATCTATATTATCGTTTGATTCTAACGCAATGGCAAATACATCTGCGTTTGAGTGGAATTGACCTGCTATAGCAACACCGCCTTCACTAGCAATCATGCGATCACCTTTCTTAACACGGCCAGTTACTTTAACTGGAACACGACCTTTTAGTGCAACATATACGCCGCCTTCTAAGCCGCTGTTCATCATATAAGCAGGGTTACCAGATATTGCGCCGATTGCACGTGAGCCAAATGTACACGCAGTGACTTCTTTTTCGCCGCCTACCATTACAACTGTTCCAACTTCGTAATTGTTATCTGGAATATACTTTTCTGCCAAGTCAGCGTAACGTGCTGAAGTAGCAGTACCGCTAAACACGTTAGCAGTTAAATTACCACTACTATCTCGTCTAGCAATAGTATCGCCTGTCGCAGATGTTGAACTTGCATATCCGTTTAATTGTGCGGCTGATCCAGAAATGTTAATGTTCCATGTACCACTGGCGTCTCCACCTGTGCGTGTTGGAACGTCTAAGTTAGATCTAGCATTAGCGGCTGTGCTTGCACCAGAACCACCTCTTGCAATACTTAATACACCGCCTACACCAAACTGTGCATCAACATAGTTTTTTGTAGCGGCATGATTTAATGATGTTGGATCGCCATTTAAAGTCAAATAGCCAGTCATTGTACTACCGTCTATTCTAACTTTTGTATCGTCTTCGATAATAATATTTGTAGTACCATCAAAGTTTACACCGTTAATAGTTCTAATAGTTGCTAATTTAGTAGCACTAGTAGCGTTACCATTAAATGTATTTGCTGTTAAATTACCACTGCTGTCGCGAGCGGCAATAGTATTAACACCTGCACTTGTGCTGGCTACACGATAAACTCCTGCTTCTACTTGAAGTGCATTTGCATTATCTGCAATACCGTAGAAGTTTGTAGCATAAACTTCTTTCCATTTTTTAAGACTAGTACCGATACTAAATGTGTTATCAACACCTGGTTCAAGTTTAGTTGCATTAATTGTTAATGGGTTCTTAACATCTGAACCGTCTCTAACTCTAAAATAAACTCTGGGACCTGTAGTATTTTGAATTACTGGCTCTGTACCTGTTTCAATGAATACTGCCAGGTCGTTACTGTCGCCTACGGTATAGCCTAAATCGCTAAAACGAACTGTGGCTGTAAAGTTTGAACTACCTGAACGTACATAATCTGATGCTAGGAATCCGCCTAGTCGTAATGCGTTACTAGATGTACCCCAATATAAGTATGTTGGAGTTCCGCTGACACCGGTTGTATCGTCTACTTCTTGTAGTGTTAAACCTTTCTTAATTAGATTAAAACCAACAATAATAGAATCAGGGTCGCTAGTATCTAGTGTAAATTCTTCTCTAGAAGTAATATAAACAGGAATATCATTAATATTAGCAATAATGATAGAATAAGTTTGAGGAGTTGTACTGCCTACAGGGAATCCACGAACTTGCTTAGAAACCATTTGCGTTACGCCAGCACCAGCACTTTGAGGTCCGATTGCTAGCCAACTATCTCCGTTTCTTACTTTAAGTTGATCTCGATTTACATCAAACCAAAAATCACCGTTGTTAGGATAACTTGGTTCTGTGCTGCCGTATTCTGCTCCGCCAATTTGCTTCCATTGCTTTACAGCACCGACTATATCGCCTGTATAAATCTTTAACTTTTTATTACCGCTATCGTACCATAACTGTCCACGTACTGCGTTTGCTGGACTTGTTCCGCTTGCGAAATTCTCCAACATGAATACTGTGTTTTCGTTCTGAATTTCACCGTAGCCGGCATAATTTTTACCGATTAACTTAATGTCTAAACTTTGATTGACGGTACCGTCTTCGATTACTGCAATCGCTGTTCCGTCCCATCGGTTTATTGTGTACGCCATTCTTATAACCCCTAATATATGTTATTTATCGCTGCCTGCTTATTTGAAGTCTGTGCTTAATAAGGTGCATTGATATCGCTCTCAAATCCCCATTGTCCTGGAGTAGGTGTTAAACCACCGCCCATAACAAATAATTTATCCTGTCTAACTACGCTAATTGACACGCTAGGACCAGTAATAGTTTGTCCTACTGCTAGGTCGCTTACAACTGCTTGATTTTCTGAACCGCCTGCTTTATCAACTAAAATAGTCTGGAACTCTACGCCCACTGTAGGACTGTATGTAATATTTCCTGAAGACGCTGATAGTGTAGTTGCATGTAAACGAAGTCTAGTACCGTCTTTGGCTACACCTTCTGGCGCTGTTATTGGATCATAATACGGAGCAATAGTATCTAAAATTGTAGCAATTTGGTTGTTTGATAATCCAGTTACGTCCATGCTCATAGAAAGACCGCGGTCAAACACACGAGCATCTGTATAATTTTTAGTAGCCGCATCCTGTTCATCTACAGGATCTGCTAGGTCAACAATTCTTTTACTGCTAATTGCAACGTTATCTGCAGGATTTAAAATTAAATTATTTGCAGAGGTACTAATAGTTGTATTATTGATATAGGTAGCATCATCAACGTTAAGAGTTTGTAGTGCTCCTAATGTTTGTAAACTAGAATATAACACACCTGCGCCCAGGGTATTGTTAGACAGTACAGAAACATTGTTAACTCTATAAGAGTTTCCTGTTGTTAAATTCCAATTAAGATTAGAACTCCAACTTACAGTTGCTAAATCATACAAGATACTTTTATCAGTAGTTCCTTGTAATATAATACCACCGCCATCGGCTGACGAATCTGTAGGTGTGCTAAGTGTTTTACCTAAAACTATGTTTTTATCTTCAACTTCAAGTACTGTAGTGTTTAATGTTACAGTATCTCCTCCAACAAATAAGTCCCCTGCAACTTTTAAATTGCCGTTGATGTCCATAGTCGATGTTGGAATTTCTTGGAAAATACCAACTCTTGAATTCACTGAATCTATAGTAATGGCTTCAATAGTACCTGTTGGTGATTTAATTTTAATACCAATATCTTGTCCTGTAAGTTTGTGCTCAATGGTAAATTTTCCGCCATCAACTTTTAAATCAACGTCTTCTGAAGAACCTATGATTAACCCTGCATCTGATTGTAGTGTTAAACTACCAACAATAACCTGATCTTCGTCGTTATAGACAATTTGTTCTGCTGATTTTAAATCACCTACTGCTGTTAAAATATTTTCAGCACGAGTCACAATAGCATCAAATTTCATGTCTGTTAACGAACCAGCATTAAATCCAACTTGAATATCTTTGATTCCTTCTGCATATCCAACAATTGGCTGTGCAGGTGTAAATGCATCTTTACTAAACAACCCTAGTAAAGTGCTGGCCACATATAATTTTGCAACTGTATGGCCTCTATTAAAGTTGTCCAGTACTGTTTCTACTACAAATCCTGTAGTACCTTGAATATTGTTGTATATAGGACCAGCAAGTGTTAAGTCAGTGCCATCATAAAACCATAACTGATTAGTTTCATTGTTGATCCACAAATCTCCTGCAACTAAATTAGTTGGTTCTCTGTTACTAACAATAGGACCACCGGCTGCTCTAAAGTCGCTGCCGTCATATACATTTAATCTTCCACTACCAGTATCGTACCACAACTGCCCTTTTAATGCCGATTCTGGTGCGCTAGAACTAGCAAAGTTTTCTAGCAACTTTACCAAGTTCTCATTGTATGCTTCTCCAAATGCTGTAACGTTTTTACCAATTAACGTTAGTGATGTTGTGCTGGTATCAAACGTACCGTCTGGGATATCTGTTAATTGATTGCCGTCAGTTTTGTTAATTCTATATGTCATAGTACGTTTCGTCCAGTATTAATAATGTAGTTCAATGTTAAGTATGGATTCATAACATTGAATTGTGATTGTATAGATTCGCCGCCAGCAGTTTTTGGATATCCTAAAATGCCACCAGAGTCTGACATGTATTGTCCTCGGGCTGTAGTAGTAGAACCTTCTCCGCTAATAGCATTAGTATCAGTTGGATCTCCTGGAACGTTTCTAAACGCATAGTATTTGTTTTCATCGTCGCCGATTAAATCGTGTACGTGATCTGGTATTTCAGAAGTGTCAATTAACTTCTTCTCAACGCCGCCGCCTTGGCCAACAATATCAGCAGTTGCATCTGTTACTCTATTTGCGGCGCCGCCGCCTGTGCTAATTTGCTGTGTTGGATCTAATTTGCTTGGAACTGTAATACCATTATTCATACTATCCATAGCAAGAGCCATTCTGCCTCGCATATCTGGAAGTTTGAAAGTACCAAGTCCTAATAATGTAGTAATGTCGCCGAACTGATATCCTATGATATCAAACAATTCTGGGTAGCTCGATATTAATACTTCTGAACCGTCGCAGAATAGCCATCCTGTAGGTGCAACTAAACCAGCAAATGGTAGCACTACTCCGCAAGGTGTTACAGGTATTGCTGTCCACAGACTTTGTTTTGTAATCTTTTTAAGACCTTCTGCTC